GGACTAATCTACAATATCGTAAGTGGTTACGCTATACGTGGGAACGAACTGAAACACATCAACCAAACTCTTAATGACGTTCGAAGTCGCGTTGAACGAATCGAAAATATGTTTTTGAAAGGAGACCTGAAATGAACTGGATTGAAATTGTGAATTTGATTGTGGCTTTGTGGCCGTTGATTCTGCAAATTCTCAATGCCATAAGCGATGAGAGCAAGCGGAATCAAGTTGCAGATGCGGTAACGACCGTTGCCGGTCGTATGTTTACCGGCGACATCCAAGTCGCAAATGCCGCTGATGTTATTGCTAAATTAAAAGAGCCATTGTTGGCGTAATGCAAAAGGACTTCCACTTTCACGTTACCGATGTTCTGGCCTGCAAGGCCGGAATAGAAGAACCGCTGATAGTGGCCTGGGCTAATCAGTACACAGACGAACTAAAGAAGGCCAGGCTACACGGCATCCAGACCCAATCCGGCATATTGGGCAATTGGGCTGACCGTCAAATCCAGCGGACGGTCTTGGTCCCATTCCATTTCTTGCCGGGCGACAATCTCGAAAAGACTTGTGTTGTAACGCCCGATTCTCGGTTAGCCAGGATGCTAATAGATGAGGCGGGGGACTTCTTTGAATTGGGAATTGCGCTCCACTCTTTCCAGGATACCTATTCACATCAGGGATTCACCGGCTGGCTTGAAAAAGAAAACGAATGTTTCCCCTGGTGGTATCTCGGCAGTCCCCAACCGCCGATAGGCCACGCCGATATGGGCGTTGTCCCCGATGTGGTAAGTGCGGAATGGACGGACTTGCGTACAGGGATAGTAATAGACAACAGGCGAAGGGCTTTGGCCTGCGCCAAGAGAACCTATGAGATTTTATGCGGGTTCACCGAAAAGGAAAACAACTGGCCGGATTTGAGGGTAGAATTTCAGACACTTTTCGCCATAAGGTCTTATGATGAGCGCAAGAAAACCTTACTGAAGCTGGGCAGCGGCAAGAGATTTTCAGAACTTACCTACTCGAAAACGTACCGGGACGAATTTGAAACCGCCGCCGCCAAACAGCTCGGTATCGTAACAATGGCATAAAACCTCTTTCAAATGCCCCGATTCAACCTTGCTTTCGGGGCATTTTCCCCCTCTTGACTTTGTCCTAAAAACCATCTGTCCAAACACTCATTTTTTTTATTTTGTTCTTGACCAATCACAATAAGTTGTCGATAATATGAATATGAAGACTATCAGGGCTATTCAGATGAATCAATCGAGTAGAGGATTTCGCGCAATCAGTTTTTTTGTAGGGCAAAGTTTTTGCACTTCTTTCTCCCTGATAGTCGTTCAGAGCTTTGCCCTACTTTTTTTTGAGGTGATAAGATGAGAACAGAAACAAAGAAATTCGTTATTGACTGTATCAACCAACGCCGATGCGATGACTTTTATCGAGCAAAATTGGCTTTTAGAAATTGCACGCCCGAAGAAATGAATCAAGAGTATGGGCAATCCGGCCAAACCCGCCAACAAATTCTCGATGGTTACGAACAACGCGAGAAACAATGCGATGAAGCTATCACAGAACTTGAGTAGGTGATATAGTGGCTGAACAAGACATAACATCCAAGTTAGAAGCTATGAATCGCATTAGTGAATTGGTTAGGCAACGCGATGATTTGCTGGTAAAATTGGAAAGTATGATTTGCAAGGGATGTAATTGCTCTGATTGCAAAATAGCCAGAGCAACCATAGCAAAGGCTCAACCATCTAATACGTCGGTACAACCTAAGAAATCGGGGGTCATAAGATGAAGGTATATTTTCTCCGTTACTGCAATCGTGGAATGGCCCATTATTCGGCTTACAATGGCGATATTGACGCCTTTTACCAGCAGAATGGTACAGAATCTATGTCGGTAGCTGTGTGGTCCCGCGATTGGGATGCCAGCTTTACGCGACAGGGATTTTATCGCCTAATTTAACAAATTATTTTTTCTTATTGAAAAGTGAATACGAGAGCAAACCGCGAAAGCGGCTCACGAAGCTCAGAAACGTCAACTGAGGGAAACTATCAGGCGTGACCAGCCCGGGAGAGTAGCGGGCATATTTTGACAAGTGAATACTGCGGGGTAGAGAAGTGGTATCTCGTCAGGCCCATAACCTGGAAATCGCTGGTTCGAATCCAGCCCCCGCTATTATGGGCTCGACAGTTTGAAAAGTGAATATGAGAGGCGGCGGCGGGGACGGTAGCCCAGTCAGGTAGGGCGTCGGCCTGAAAAGCCGAAGGTCGCAGCAGGCTTGCCTCGCTGCGGTGCGAATAGGCAAGCTGGGTTCAAATCCCGCCCGTTCTCGCCAAAGGTAGGCTCTTGAGAAATCAATCCTGCCCGCCTCTCTCCCTTTTGAAAGGAGAAAAAATGATTTTATCAAAAATAGCAATTAGAGAACATAGAGCATTGAAAAGCCGGTGGTCTGACGAGAGCAGATTAAGCCAACAGGTTTTAATAGCTGTTTTGTGGCGGTTGGAGCAACAGAACGAATTGCTCACAAAGTTAATTCGACAGAAAAAGACGAAAAAGCCACTCACAAAATATCAACGATTTTTCGGCAAACAAATCAAAAAAGGCTTAACGGCAAAGGAGACGGCCAAACTTTGGCAAGAGAAGCAGACACAACTTTGACAAGTGAATCTTAAGCGCAGGGCGGTGGGGCCTCCCAACCGAGAAAAGGTGCGCGGGAGTGAGCGAAGCCGCCCATTTTTAGGGAGTGAATTATGATTGGTATTGATTTGATAACAAACCGTTTTTTCACAACAACTGGCGAAGATATATGGAAAGTTGAGTGGTATTTCACTCAGCCTTCGTGCAGGCTAAAAAATCTCGAAACAGGCGATGTGGAAGAATTTGGAATGGGAGGGCTAACGGCACAAAAATTTCATCGTATCGAAATGCCCATAAAACCTAAAGAACCTTTACCTTTTTAGGAGAAAGCATTATGAGAAAAATCATAATAGAAATCAAGAAGATGTTAAGGCGGGAGTATAAAATGAACGGCATCCAGGCGACTTCCATTATTGCCGATGCTTTCCGAATACTTCCCCAAGAAGGTGCAAACCCAAAAGATTTGGCACAGATTGCGATACGTTTAGCGAACAGTGGAATTTATTGAAAGGAGAAAAATGAGCAGAGAAAGAAAGGCAAAGTATGTGTTGTGTTTGGTAATGGCGTGGCTGGCCGCCCTGTTTATTTTTGTTTTGTCGGGCTGTCAGATGGGACGTGGAGCCGTTGGCGACACAAAATGGTTACTTCAAGCTGCCTTCGATAATATGCGACCGGCAGAAGAAGACCAGCAACCGGCGCCAAGGCGTCAAGGAATGACGACAGATGATTTGTTTCACCGTGGCAAATAGGCAAGGACGACGAGTACGGGGCAATGCTCGAAAGGATGCCCCAAGGAATTATACTTATAGAAAGGATGAACGATGCAAGAAAGAGACGGAACATTTACACAGTTATCTGAAACAGAAGTTGGGAATTTGCGGCCTTGGCAGCTTTCAAAAACAATATGCGAAGGCCAAATTTTCAAGGTTAAGAAATGCCATTTTCAGGTAACGGAAATTACAAAAAAAGGAATTGTTGCCAAGGGCATTTCTCGCAAAGAATATCACGACCTAAAAAGAGGCCGCCCAGATTGGTGTTGAGGAGTAATGATTATGGCTAAAGAAGACGAAATTTGCCCTGTAAAGGATTGCCAAAATCCTGCAACAGTAAAATTTGGGCCACTAAAAGTATGCTGGCAATGCTTTGATAAATGTGCATACGATATGCAACCGCTTATCCTGAAACCAACGGAGAAAGTAGAGGACAAGCAAGAAGCCCTCTCCGAGGAGAAGCAAGATGACTGAAGAGCGCAGGAAAAATCCAGAGGGATGGCCGGATACAGACCCTTATCCGTTTCGGGATTTGAAGTCTCTGCACAAAGAACCTCCCGATTGCCCTTTTGTTGCCGCTGACAAAGAATATGCCAAAGAAGTCAAGGTCGAAGAGCTTGGTGATTATGCTTATATTATGAGAGTTGCCTGGCAAAATCTCAACGAACTGTATAAAAAAAACCAACAACTCGAAGACCATATTAAGTGGCTAAATAATGTTGGCGGCGAGCGATTAAATACGGCTTGTGGCATAGACATCCTTTGTAGAGATATGGTACTCAAAAAAAGGAAAAAACAAGCCGAGGAGAAGCCCAATGGCCAAAGACCTGCCTGAAAAACTTACAGTACAAAGTATCCTGGGTGTACGAACAATAACAGATGATTATTGTAGCCATCAAATGTCCGTAGAAGTATTTGACGAAATCATCCGCCGCTGCAAAGCCCACAATCCTTGGATACTAACAGATGACCCACCTAACGATATAGATTGGGACAAAAAAGTGTTTGCGTTGGAATGTGATTCGGAGATACCGCGAGTTATGACTATGGCAGAGATATTTTTAGATGAAGGTTCCGAGGTTGAATACTGGAAGCCAATAGTTTTACCAGAGCAAGCCCTCTCCGAGGAGAAGCAAGATGGCTAAAGACAGATGCGATAAGTGTGAGTGGTGGGGATGTGCCGGGAAAAGAGAGAAATGGTTGTTATTGGGTTGGTGCAAAAACCGCAAATCCCGAAGATACAACGGGGATGTACGAGAAGATGATTGTTGTGGCGAATTTAAGGTGAAGCCCAATAGCTCTACATAGCTTTAGAAAGGAATCAAACGATGGGTACAAAAATCCATTTAGACGAAAAGGAAATCATAGAGGCCATCGCCCAGTATATTTCAAGGGATGGTTATTCAATAAAAACCTCAACTATTACCAATGATAAAGACATAACTCTTTGCCATCACGAAGCAGACAGAGCTAAAGGTGTGTATGTTTACGATGCTTACATTGAAGTTGTACCTAAATAGCTTTTCATCACCCTCCTCCGAAAGGTTCCCAGCCTTCGGGCTGGGCGCCTTTTTTGAAAGGATAGGATTATGCGTAAGGCACTAACAATACTCACCTGTTTTGCGGTGTTCGCTGCTGCGGCTATATGTTTCCTGCAATACGCAAAAGCCGAGCCTGTTACATCACTAACTTTGCTTTTGGTGGGTGGGCTTTATATCGAAAGGATAATAGTAAAATGAGACCATACAGAGGCGAAAGAATTGATAACGGCGAGAGGGTATATGGCAACCTGATTATTCATAATGCACGGGAAGCCATCCACGAAAAACAGCCATTGAAAGCATTTATCCAAGAGCGGGATAAGCGGTGGACGGACGAATCCAACGATAGATGTTGGACGCATCTTTGCTTTGAAGTCATCCCCGAAACAGTAGGCCAGCAAACAGGCCTCAAGGACAAGAACGGCAAAGACCTGGACTGGTGGGAGAATGATATTGTTAAAGATACAAGACGATATATTCCAAAAAAGGAAAGAACTTATAAAATAATATTTAAGCAAGGAAGTTTTTGGTTGAAATCAATTCACGGCAAATTATGCCTTACTTGTGAATGCCTGACTCCATTTCTTCATATTTTCAATAAAATCGGCACAGTCCACGACAACCCGGAGCTACTGAAATGAGCAGAGAGATAAAATTCAGAGCACTCAATAGGGCAACGAATGAATGGTATTACGGATGTCCAAATCCAGATGAATCAAATCCTTATGAAATGGTTCTCTGGAGTTTTTGGATTAAAGTTGATGAAGGTATTTTAGACCCCGAAACAGTAGGCCAGAGTATAGACCTCAAGGACAAGAACGACAAGGAGAGATACGCTTCTGACATAGAGAAATCTGAAGATGGTGGAGTATATGAAATTATCTGGGTTCAGGAATGGGCGGGGTTCTTTTGGAGAATAATAAAAAAGAGCAAATACGAACCAGGCAAAATTGTTACAAATATTGGCGAGATTGTTCCTTTGGGCAGGCGAAATACAGAAATCATCGGCAACATCCACGACAAGGAGGCGGAATGAACCCAAGCGAGACGACAGGAATGATGAATCGAGGTTCTTTATGGCGGGGCTTTGCCGGAAAAATCAAACAGTCCCGACGCCGCGAGGAGCATCTTCACAACGAGATGTATCCTCTGAAAGTCGGCGAAAAGTATCTCATAAGCGCAAAGGTACAGACTGGCCTTGCCAATCGTTTATTACCCAACGGTATTTATACAATCCAAGAGGTCAAATATTTTGAAGGTATTGGTTTTGGTACACAATTTAGAGTAAGTGGCAAAAAAGGTGTATATGTTAAGAAGTGGTACAACTTCAAAAGGGAGATATGAGTAATGAGCGAAATAGATAAAATAATCGAGCCTATAAAAGAATGGTATGGTGGAGGAACAGAAGGTGAACGTACAAACCTTGAAATATTAGCCGATGCAATCGCTGACCTTCAAGACAACAGGAAAGAATTGTTTGTGCTACAAGCCGAGAACAAATGGCTGAAAGAAGAACTTATAGAATTTGGTCGTCACGGGCAAGGATGCTCAAGGCAATGGGGCACAAAATATCGTTGTAAATGTGGCTGGGAGAAGATTGAGCAAGCCCTAAAGGAGATATGAGTAATGTTAGAAATATTTTGGCGAAAAAAAACTTATCAAGTGAAAAATGAAATTGACGCTTTTGTTGATATAGATGCTTATGCTGAAATTGAGAAAAATCACGCCAAACTCCAAGACGAGAACAAGCGTCTGAAAGAGAAAATCAAAAAAATTTGTGTAGGAATAGACGCTCCTAAATTTGAACCGGACAAAATCGAAATTACGAAGATAGACTTAACGAAACCAGAGCTTGCTTATTTGTGGGGTTGGGAATCTGCCATATTAGAATGTGGCGAAATTTTGAGCAAGCCCTAAAGGATAACAATGGAACAGATGCTATTGAGTGAAATCAAAGAGACTCAAACCAAGCGTCTTTTGCGATTTTTCCGCAAAGGTGGAAATCTAACGTCTTTTGAGGCGTATCTGAAATTTGGAATTACTCAACTTGGTCGCTGCATCAGTGATTTAGAAAATGAAGGACACACATTCAATCGTCCAAGAGTTCAGCTTAAAAACGGAAAAGTAGTATGTCGCTACTCGTTAAGGAAGGACTGATATGGCAAAGACACAGATAGTTGAGTTGTATCGCAAATTAAGCAATAACGAATGTTGTTTGTGGTTTTATGAAGATGGCGTCCCGCTTAAAACTGAATATTGCTGGAAAGGCTTTAAGCGAACCAACCCTGTGCTTTGTCGAAATATGCGCCCTGGACAAAACCGCAAGCTCAAACGAACACAACTCAAAAACGGATTCAAACTGGAGAGATTATGAAAAAGAAAACAGCAAAGAAAAAAGCCAAGAAAACAGCCAAGAAAAAAGCCAAGAAAACAGCCAAGAGCAAAACAAAATCAAAACCATCAAAGCGTAAACCCAAAGGTCCCGTAGGTCTGCACGAAAAGAAGCTACAGATAATGCGCGAGGCGCAGAGAAGGAGAGGAATCAAATACGAGATAGTAAATTTTGAAGGCAGTAAATACCAAGAACACCTCAGAAAGAAGGGATATTATGGCAAAGAAAAAAGCCAAGAAAACAGCCAAGAGCAAACCAAAATCGAAACCACCAAAGCGTAAAATCAATCCGAAATTATTGTTACTCAAAAAGATTAGTCGCATAAGAGCGCGTGTGCCCCAGATAGAGCCGACCGGAGAATGTATTGACCCGGATACGAAGGAAGTCATGTTCAGGTTCACCGAGGCGCAGTACGTCTTTGAAATCTACCTTGACCAATGCGCCCGGGAAAAACTCATCTTTCGGCCCTATGTGGATGAGCACATACAACCCAAAGCAATCGCAGTCGGGAATATGCCCTTATTGTTAGGAACATTCTGCATTGAGGATTTGGAGACAGGGGCCCGGCTGGTAGGTTTCGGCTCAGGGATGGGCAGAAATCTCGATTGGTCAGCCAACACAGCAGGCACACGCGCTCTTAAACAATTTCTCTTAACTACTTTCGGGGCCACCTGGAAGGACCCCGAAGATACAAAGAACGCCAGAGAGCAGCTAAAGGAGGAAGTCAAGAACGAACTAATAGCCGATGGCACGATGAGCGCCATTGATGAACTTAAAAATTTTTACGGACAACAATTTGAAAGGAAAAAAGATGATTCCCAAGGAAAAAATCCCCCAGACAGTAGACGTCCAGATAGTAAGAAAGCTCGAACAGGAAAGAAACGGGACAATCGGCGAGGCAAATAGATTCAAAGTAACGTGTTCAAGAGATAACGACCGCGCCGATACGGTAATGAGAAAGCTCACTGCCATAATCAAGATTATCAAAAACCGATTCGCTCCCATTGAGGCAAAGCAAAATGAAGCATTGCGACAGATAAGAGAGTTAAAGGTCGATATGCTCGCGCCGGTAGAGGAAGCGAAGCGTAGTTTAGACCTCAAAAAGAGAGAATGGCGAGCTGAGAAACAGCAAGCTATTGCCAAGATAGAAGCCGAGAACGCCGCAAAACGGCGGGAACGCGAAGCCCTTGAAACAAAACACGCCAAGGTAGGCCACGAAGTTCCTGGTCCCGAACCTGTAATCGAAAAACCAGCTCCTATCGAAATGGTGGACGTAACCAATTACCGGGTATCGTGGAAACCTGTAATTATTGATGTGTGGAAAATCCCCGACGAATATCTCGTATTCAATGAGGGGGCTATCCGGGCCAAACTACAAAAGGCGATAACCGCAGCCCCAAAGAATGAAGACAAAGAGCCTCAAATCGAAATCCCCGGCGTCAGTATCGAAAGAACAGAAACGGGTGTCTACGCTTAATCGAGGGTGGTGGCGAAACTTCACCGCCCTTTATTTAGAAAGCAAAGGAATGAATATAATAGAAATCGAGGAACACAAAAACGGCTTATTTAAGGCATTTTGGAGATACACCTCTGATTATAAAATGCCCAACGGATACACTAATGAGCGACACACAGACCGCCTTTTATTCGTTACAGGTGGTCACGTTGGGGATTTTCCTTCTGCTTCGCGCGTAGAGGCCGCAGTTGAAGCAGAAAGATTCCGCGAGAAACGTCCTGAAATACAGGACATTAAGTTTAAGAGTATGCAATGCACTTAGTGCCAATAAAACAGAAGGATGCTAAGGCTTTTGTCAAGGCTCATCATCGCCACCACAAGCCCCCTGTCGGCTCTATATTTCAAATTGCTTGTGCTGTAGAGGATAAAATAGTTGGGGTGATTATTGCGGGTAGGCCGGTAGCGAGAATGTTAGATGACGGCTGGACAGTTGAAGTTACGCGATGTTGCACAAACGGCTATAAAAACGCCTGCTCAATGCTGTATGCGGCGGCTTGGCGGGCAGCTCGGGCGTTAGGTTACAAAAAAGCAATTACATATATTCTCGAATCAGAGACCGGAACATCAGTCAAGGCGGCGGGGTGGAAATGTATTGGAAAATGCGGTGGCGGAAAATGGAACCGCAAAAACCGCCCCCGATTAGATGAACACCCAACCGAGAGCAAGTTACTTTTCGAGCGTTAAGTTTAAGAGTATGCAATGACCACTAACAAGATAATCTGCGGAGACTGCTTAGAGGTTATGAAGGACTGGCCAGATAACTGCGTGGATTTGGTCTTTTGCAGCCCTCCCTACGAGGACGCTCGGCTTTACGACATAGATTTCAAGATAAAAGGCCAAGATTGGGTCGATTGGGCCTTGTGTCGGTTTATGGAGTGCGTGAGGGTGTGTAGGGGGCTTGTATGCTGGGTTGTGGAGGGAAAGACAAGGCAATTTCGATGGTCGGCAACGCCAATTCTTCTAATGGCAGATTTACACAGGTCTGGCATAAATCTCCGCAAGCCGCCGGCATTTCATCGTTCAGGCATACCGGGCTCCGGCGGCCCCGACTGGTTGCGCAATGATTACGAATTTATTATCTGCGCTACTAAAAGCGGCCGCTTGCCTTGGTCGGACAACGTAGCTATGGGGTTGCCTTGTAAATACAAAATTGGCGGAGAAATGAGTAACAGGACGCAGGATGGTCGGCGCCGAAATAAAAGAACAGGGATAAGACTAAAAAGAAAAACACCAAGCCAAACACAAAGGACAAATGGCGAAAAAGGCAATCCAGGCTACACAAAACCGGACAAAGCAAACCCTGGTAATATAATCCGATGCAAAGTTGGTGGTGGGAATATGGGTAGTAAATTAGCCCACGAAAACGAGGCCCCGTTCCCTGAATATCTTGCGGAGTTTTTCATCAAGTCATTTTGCCCACCTGATGGAATTGCGCTGGATTGCTTTAGTGGTTCAGGGACTACGGCGGCAAAGGCAGAAGAACTGGGTCGCAAATGGATAGCCATAGATGTTCGACAGAGCCAATGCGATTTAACAAAAAATCGCATAAAGCAGACGACGCAGCAGAGGAATTTATTTTGACACACAAAGAGAGACAATGCCGATGACACCTAAACAAAAAGCCTGGGGCTGGTGTTCAAAGTATATCAGGTTAAGAGACGCCATTGCCTACCAACAGCAATATCCAGAGGTGGATTTGGGCTGGGTTAAGTGCTGTACCTGCCGGCGCATAGTTCATATCAAGAAAAATGCCGACGCAGGTCATTTCATAGGTCGTGGTTCGATGGGGGCAAGCGGGGTATATTTTGACGAGCGAAATATCCACACCCAATGCAAGAGATGTAACGGCTTTGAGCAGGGCAATCCAATAGCATATAAGGAATTTATGTTGGACGAGTACGGGCAAGACACGATTGATATGTTGCTTTTTTTGAATAAAAACCAGTCCTACAAAGATAAATTCGAGATGATGGGGCTAATGTATAAACAGATGTATGAAGGGTTAATCAAAGGAACAACTGAACCAACTAAACAGGTCAGCCTGGATAGATGAATACTGAAAGGATAGAACGATGAAACAACCTTGCGCTTCTTGTAAAAATTCTGGCAATTGTGAAGATAAACACACGCCTTGGGTAAGAGATATTGTGGCTCGTGGCCACTCCCGTTGTGCAGCTTATGAGCCAGAAAAGAAAAATGAGAAAAAAACCATACACTAAAACAGGCATATCTCGTGTGCCTTGTCTGCGTTGTGGAAAGCCATCTATCCAACAATGGCAGATATGTTCATTAGATAATAAGTATGCGGGAGTTTGTACGGAATGTGATATTGAATTAAACAAGCTCGTTCTTAAATTTATGCGAGTCAAGGAAAGACGGCAAATTATTAAAAAGTATTTGAATCGAACAGACAGCCTGGATGAATACTGAAAGGAATCTACAATGTTAGGAACGATTAAAAGAGGCGATGTTATCAGTGATGCCACGACTTTTTTGGTGGCCGAAACCTGCCCAACTTGTCATTGCTGGTTTGCCATACCGAAAAGTTTATATACGAGGATGCGAGAGAATAGTACGCAGTATGCTTATTGCCCCAATGGTCATAGTTGGCATTATACGCATAGCCTGCGCGAAGAATTGAAAGAGTCTCGAAGGGAGACAATTCGAGCGGAAAGTCGCGCTGAACATTGGCACGGTCAATACACTGGTGCTGAACGGTCAAAAGCCGCCCTAAAAGGCGTGATTACGAGAACTCGAAATCGCATCGGAAAAGGGATTTGCCCTTGTTGTAATCGGTATTTTAAGAATGTTGCCGCACATATGAATACACAACACCCCAATTATCCTAAAAAAATACCATAATTTGAAAGGAATCTAATATGGCAAAGGTTGTGGATAACCTGTGAAATTTGGGAAATTGACTACGGCGCCAGTGTCGTGGGGTTACGGCGCCAGTGTCGTAGTGACTATGGCGCCAGTGTCGCCCTATATAAGATAAATAAGAATTAAAGAAAAAGGCATGGAGCAATACATCAAAGTTTACGAGTGGTTACTGAGACATACAGAATTGAACGTGATGGAAGCGATTATAGTCTCTCATATTATTCGTTGGGACCAAAAAGGATGTTTTCAAAGCAATTATGAATTGGCAACTTTGTTCAAAAAGCACCCACGGCATCTTCAAAGAATAATCAAATCCTTAGTGAAACGAGGTTGGTTGGCGCCACTATATCCAAACAAGCGAACCAGAATATTATATGCAACACTTAAAGAACCGCCAATCGGGCCCCTATTCGAGTATCAGGAAAGAGCAAAAGAAACAATCATAGAACGCAAGGCAAAAATCCAAATAAAGCGCATAAAGAGTATGACAAAATCTTTATTCTAAAATGACCGGATTGCAAATAGTAATAGGAGAAGCTAATGAGTGAAGATGAATTAGATTTAACTTTAGAAGACAGGGCCGCCAATTTTCTGCCTGACTTTATTTTTTGGGGCGAAGGAATTGTGGTCATCAAACAAAAGGATTGGTGGAAGTCCCGAAACCGAATAAAGGCCATTCTCAAACAGCTTCACAAAGCGAAAATAAGAGCAAAGGAGAAGCAATGAACCGTGAAAAAAAAGCGATTGAAAGCATATTAGAGTTTATACATCAAAACAGTGAAGGTGGTTGCCCGCTTTGTTGGGCCAAAGATTATCCAGTCAAAGGCGATAAAAGAGGCTATGAAGAAGTGTTGCCAGAAGAAGCTGAGGAATGGAATATAGACCATGACGAGAATTGCCCAGTTAAGATTCTTGAGGAGAAGCTATGAGCAAGGAACATCCAATTCTATTTACAGGTGATATGGTACGGGCCATTCTCGATGGCCGCAAAACTCAAACGAGAAGAGTCATAAAAAATCCACAAAGACTTGAAGGTTTAATGTTGGAGGGCGAAGCTGGCGAGTGGTGTCCCTACGGCGTAGTCGGCGATAGGCTATATGTAAGGGAGACGTGGTGCGCTGGTATTGAATGGGATGATGAAAAGCCGAGTGAAATAGACCCGCTATGCGGGGGCAATGATATATTTTATCTGGCAAACGGTGAAAAGCCCGAAGGTTATGGCAAAACTCGACCTAATATCTTTATGCCCAAATGGGCTGCCCGTATCTGGCTTGAGATAACAGGCATAAGGGTAGAGAGGGTGCAGGAGATAAGTGAGGAAGATGCGACAGCCGAAGGCGTAATGAGACTAACTACCTATCGGACTGAAACGCCAATGATAGATATGTTTCGGCATTTGTGGAATGTCATCAACGCCAATCGAGGCTATGGCTGGGACGTTAATCCTTGGGTATGGGTAGTAGAATTTAAGAGAGTAAGGCAGTATCCGAAATGAAGCCTCCGTCTAAAGCCTTAGAAAACATTTTAGGCACCAAACACCCTCTGGTTACAAGTTTCAGACGTTATTTATCAAGCCTTTCAGCCCCGTAGGGGCGGTTAAGATTCAAACAGCCAACAGAATTTCTGCATATTTGTTTGAAGGCCGGTCAATGTCGAAGGCTAACACTTGTTTTAATTTCGGCCATTTTGTAGGGGGGAAATTCAAACCCCAACTAATCAAGCCCCACCGATTTCTCAAATTGCAACCCTCAGATTTGACGATTCGCACCATTTCGTAATCTGGGCCTTTTGCATTGATGCCACCCAAGGGAATTTTGGGGCAGTTATAACCAGGCGCTGGGCAGAAGTGCCTTGCTTTTTTGTAACGACGATACCAGATTTTTCTTTGCTTAATCATCATTCTATCCTTTCAAGTATTATATTTACAACCTAATTCTTTCCTCAACATTCTAAGGTCTTCGCTGATACGTTTATCTTGATACCTTTGATATGGGGCAGTTTCGATAGCGTCTAAAGCAACACTTGTAATCTGCCGCCAGCGGCCTTGTTGTCTGGAAGGCACAATAATCATCAAGTCATTATTTTTTAGTCGCTGAAGTTTCATCATTCTATCCCTTCATAAAAAAGCCCCGCCATCCCACAGAACGCAGCGCGCGGAGTGTGAGACTTTGGGGCCTGTAAACCTGATTGAATGCGCTACGTTCATACCTCTATTATCGTCAAACACTCAAAGCTGTCAAGAAAAAAATAAAATAAATTTGTGTTTGGACATTAAGTTTTTAGGACTTGCATAATACCGGCTTTTCTGGTATAATAAGCGGCCATGAAGCCTCAAAGCAAGGATGCTGACTGGTCTCAACTGATAAAGATGAACGCTGGCTACGTTTGCCAGCGGTCAGGTGTTATGGACCAGGAGCTTCTTGATTCTCACCACAAAAGACCCAAATCAGAATTTCCAGAACTCCGATACCAAGAAGATAACGGCGAATGTATATCCCTATTATGGCACGCCTTTGAGCATCGAAAAAAAGTTCATTGGTGTAACCTCATATTGTGGCGTACTGTGTTGATACTTTGGCGGCGTTATGTAGGCGGGATACCCCCCGAAATACAGGATTATGTTACTAACTCCCAAACAAGTTTACGCGCTTTATCTCGTTAAATGTTGTGAACTTACGCACGCAGAGGCCGCTGAAATCATAAAAATAAGCCGTTCTGCTGTTTCACGGCGTATAAAAAGGGCAGAAAACAAAGGCCTAAAGCCAAATGTCAATCAAAAATGTAACCAAGTGGGCTATTTATAGAAACGCAGAATTTAGAATATCATGCACAAATCCCGCTTTAATAGCACAGGCAAAGGAAAGCAAACAGTGCCCCCGGTGCGGGGCTATGTCTTATTGGGAATGGGGGATTCATTTCGATTTAGGCTATGAAAATGGCAAATTCTTCGGTGCGGTCTGTTTTAATTGCGGGTGGAGCTGTTGATGTCGCGGAAATATATGAGCATATATCAAAAATCCACATCGAGATAAACAGATGTCTGCTTTTAATTGGAAACAGAAAGGTTTTGAACCAAAGGAGAGCCCTGAAAGATTTACAGAAAGCCTTAGCCGAGATGGAGAAAAAAGAAGTTAAGAGACTTCAGCAGGTGTTGGAATGAAGATAGGAAAATACGATGACATTACAAATTGAAATAACAGGGCCGGTAATTACAAACGCTGGAGAACAGTTTCACAATAAACTGGTGTTTTCTGAATTTACTTTGGAACTATGGCCGGAAGGTGTGGACAAGAAAATCGTTGAGCCGGTCAAGATTCAGAAATTCAAATACCAGCAGAAGACCGAAGTTACTGGCAAGACAACGGACGAGTTGGCGAAGCGCGTTGAAGAAGCCGCGAAAGTTGATATTCAAAATGCCATAGATGACTATAAGACCGAAGTGGCTGGCGAAACTTATAATCAGGTTTTTGAAAAAGACGCAAGGATTACTCAGATGGCTCCTAATATACAGGAGGTGTTGAATGGCTGATTTTGATAAGGCACAAACTTTGATGCAAACCAACGAGTGGGAGTTACTTGAGGATACCGCTGCCGGCAGTCCTTACTGGGAGTCCGCCGAACTCCTTTTGCCTGATGAAATTGGTGCAGTAATACATATTGACCTTTGTCACAGGGACGCTAACGCAGTCGCCGCTGGAAGTGAACCGGAGATTATAGTTTTGATAAAGAGTGGTGCGGCGGGTCAGGGAACTGATGATGATAAATGGCATGAATTGATAAGGTATGAGGGAACTGGTGGAACGGCGCTCACTAACGCTCTTGATGCGGAATCGGCGGCTGGACAGAAGGCGGTTAATCTGACTAATACAAGCAGCTTTCAGGTACAAGGGAAAAAGTATTTTCTTGATGATAATGATGCAATAGCAAACGATGAAATTATTATTTGTCAGAACGTAACAAATGCTGGGGCAGGCGGGGAAGTTTTCGCTTTTGATAATTTATCTAATACCTTTGCCTCTGGTGATGACATATTTAGTATCGTAGACCAATGGAATGTCAGGATACCAAAAGAAGTACAAGTCACGAAAGTATTGGCAGTTCCACACGATGCAGATGCTACTTTCGCTATTAGAGTAAGAGCATCAAAAGCGGCGGACATAGTATGATAAAATTATACGTTGCCATTTTAAGTAGAACTTGGTGGCATAAAGCCATTGGTGGAATCCTAATCCCTAAGATTTCATCTACAGAAGGTGTTTATGTTGGTATAGAGAATCCTACATTGACTTGGGATATACCAATTACAAGTAACCGCAATGGGATTTGCGATAGGTTCCTCAAAGCGAACTATGATTTTCTCCTGATGATAGACCACGATAAAGTCCCTCTTGGCAATCCCGCCGAACTGGTATTTGCAAACGAAGATATTATTGGCTGTCCATACCTAACAAGACTCAAGAACGGTAAATTGGTTTGGGCGGCTTATAAGTATATTCAGGAGCGAGATTCTTATTTACCTATTGATATAGAGATGTATGAAGATAAGGATTTGGCAGATGTGGACGCTATCGGCGGGGGCTGTATGCTCATCAAGCGATGCGTCTTGGAGCAGATGCCGGTTCCGTTCGAGTTTGTTTACGATGAAAAGGGCAAGACAAAAAGGACTGAGGATTTAGAGTTTTGCAGGAAAGCGAAGGAAAAAGGGTTCAATATTTATACAACTCCAAAACGAAGATGTGAGAATTTCAAACTTACAGGCATTACGGGATTAAGAGATTCGGTGAAGGACAATGCTAAATCAAAAACCAATGCTTGGTGATTTACCGGACGGGACAAGATTTCCGCACTGGCCTAAAGCTCTCTATGCAATGAACGAGAACTCCGGCTCTATCGTCAATGATTTGAGCGGGAATGGGAATAACGGAACAATAGTCGGAGCAGTTTGGAAGCCAGGTAAATTTGGTTGTGCGATAGAGAACGATGATAGCACAGCTAAATACATACAAATTGCCTCTCCTTTTGGGACAACACGAACTTCATGGACTGTTGTAGTTTGGGTAATGATGTACTCCTTACCTTCAGTGACGGGCGATGCCTCTATTCTTGGTATGGAGGAGAGTTTAAATGGCCCTGCTATTTACACAAATGATTCAACTGATACTTTTACTCTCTATACGGGGTCTGCTGTCCATGATACAGGCAAATCCGTTGCCGTATATACTTGGTATCAAATAGCTGTAGCAACAGACGACAACCAAACTACGGTCAAATTTTACGTTAATGGTCGACTTGAATATACAAATTCAAGTTTTCAATGGGATGATTCCGCAGACCCTTGGTATTTTCTTAACTGGAGCGGTGGTTATAAGCCTTGGAATGGCTTAATTGATAATGCCGCCATTTTCAGTCGTACTCTCCCCGCCCGGCAAATCGCCTATCTTTCCCGTAATCCTTTCCCTTGGTTTATAGAGGACGAAGTAAGTCATTTATACGTGCCAGTAGCAGGTGGAGTTATAGTTCCCTGGCATTTATTCTTTAATAAGGTGGCATAATGCCATTTAAGAACACGACAGTAACTTATAATTATGTAGCTTGGGACACTGCCAATAATGTTGGCAAGACAGGCGATGGCGGTAATCATACAATAAGCGGAAGTCGTGATGGCACTCAGTTCACGCCCGCAGATACCACGCCCGCTGAAGTTGACTCCACAAACTTGCAGGGTGTTTACAGTCTTGATTTAAGTGCAGCGGAGAACAACGGGACTTTTCTGACGATGGGAGGCGAATCTTCTACTGCCAGTATTGTTATTATTCCTATAAGCTGGTCAAACGAAATCAATGGTAATCTTACTTACATTATGGACACGATACTAACGGAGGGCGGTTCAGGCAGACTTGCGGCTGCACTTATTAAATTGCTCGATGTAGCGACACCAGCGTTAGTCGCTTCGGATGTAATGAGAGGGACGGATAGTGCGCCAACAAAAACGCAAATGGATATAGCTCATGCTCTGTTAGCAACTCCGGCCCAAATTACAGCCGCCCACGCTACTACGAACGCATTGATAGTAGCTCTTGCGGCGGTGGTTGGGGCATTGGATGATGCTGCGGCGGAAGGTGACGTGACTGATACCGATACGCTGATGCAATACATCAAGCAGATTGTAAATGCTATAGGTTCAAGCGGAATGACATGGCAAGGGTTGAGGACCTAACTGTAAATAACAGAAAGAACAGTGGCATATAAAAAAGGACAATCAGGTAATCCAGCGGGTCGACCGTTGGGTGCGGTCAACAAGGAGCTGCAGGCGCTTAAAAGAGCTGTCGCATCTGTAGGGAAGACGAAAAAGAAAACCGTTTTCATGCACTTTGTAGAACGGGCTTACAAGAGCGACAACGTGTTAATCGCCCTATTAAAGAAGATAGTCGCTGACGTTAAGTATGTCGAAAGCAATCTCAATATCGGCGGACAGGAAGGAAACCCAATAGGGATTATAATGTTTGATGGTACAGATACCAAACGAAAAGTTCATAAGCGGGCTGCATCCCGCTCAAATAAGCGTTCTAAAAGAGTTTGACTCTCACCGTAAACGCTTCTTTGAATTGAAGTGGCATCGGCGGGCGCGGAAGACTACGCTTATTCTTAACCTGTTAATCAGGGAATGTTTGCGAAACAAGAACCATGTTTATCCCTATGTCGGCCCAACATACAGGCAGGCGAAGTCGATAATCTGGCGTGACCCAAATATGCTGTTTTCTTATCTACCAGACAAGAGAGAAGTTCCCTGGGTTGCTAACGAAAGCGAACTCTACATAAAATTCCCGAATGGCTCAATACTGCCAATTAAAGGCGGGGATGACCCTGACAGTTTGAGGGGGATAGATGCCAACGGAGTAGGGTTTGATGAATGGGCTTTAATGAAACGTCAGGTGTGGACCGAGATATTCAGGCCGATTGTTGCAGAAGATGTAAGCAGGTGGGCGATATTCGCCTATACCCCTAAAGGCGAGAACCACGCAACGGACATGTGGCGGTCAAGTGAAAACTGGACTGATTGGCACAGGTCTCTTTTGAGGGCGAGCGAATCAGGGTTAATACCGCCGGACGAACTGCTCAAGGCACAGAGAGAGATGCCGCCCTGGATGTATGAGCAGGAGTTTGAATGTGCCGATATTACAGATGAGGACCTCACCCTAATCACATCGAGACTGCTTGACGAATTGAGATTTTATAAGCAGACGAAAGGCCACCTAAAGAAGCTGGTTAGCTGCGACCCGGACGCCTCGGTCGAAGGGGATGAGTGCGTCATATACTATTTTGAGAACGAGGTCATTAAAGACGAGAAGGTATTTAGGGAACGGGACACGAAGAAAATCGCCCACGAATGTAATTTAATGTGTAAAAAACACGATACTTTTAATGTGGCAGTTGACCCTATCGGCGTAGGAACGGGAGTTTTAAGCGAACTTAACAGCTTGAAACTTAATGCGTTACCGTGCGACTTTCGAGAAAAAGCCCTTAATCACAAAAAGTTTGCCAACAAGAGAGCGGAGGCATATTGGTATGTAATGGAACAGATGCAAAATCACGAAGTTGGATACCCAAAAGACTTATTATTGCGTCAAGACTTGTCATCGGTCAAAATCAACCCGGCAGGTCGATTCCGTAAGATATTATTAGAAAACAAGTTAAAAACGAAAGCCAGATTAGGCCGAAGCCCGGACAGGGGCGATGCTTATGTTATCGGCATATACTCTCTGCAATTTGTGCAACCTGAAACTGAGGAAATTGACGAATGGGGCCGCAAGCGCAAAAGAGATGAAGACATGGAATTAGCAACATCATATACGGTAAAGAGTAATTTCTAATGGAAAAAATAGATTTTGGCCCAATTAAACAACAACTTGAAGAAAGCAACGCTAAAGTTGACGACTGTATGGATAATATAGAGAAACTTGTCAATACAGCTTCAGATGCAGCCATAGCTGAATGTCTTAAAATTAAGAAAGAAATACTCCGATACGAATTATATCGTCATGCTCAAACCTGTAATATCATTGCAGACAGCTTAAAAGAAGACTAATGGCAAAGCGAAAGAAGAAAAAAGAGAAAGAGACGGAATCGCCACAAATTGACAAGAAGGACGAAACTCCCGATGAGTTTGATGACGCTCAATATCTGGTTGATTATGTAATCGACAAAAAAAAGCAGGCTGACAAAGCCACAACAGAGCGAAGGAAGAAATGGGAGGAGTTGTGGCAGCTCTATCAAAACAAGCAGGACTACACAGGCAAGAAGGAATGGCAATCCAAAGCCTTCAGCCCGAAGATATTTATGCACACGATAAGGGCGGCGGCACTGGTCGAGCGGGCCGTACTTCAAACCTCTACGCTATTTAAGGTCGAGATAGACGAGGAGGAATACAAGGAAGACGAACACGAGGAAATGAGGGAAAAAGCCCATAAAGTAGAAATGAAGCTGAAAAGTCATCTGGAAAAGTCGAACTTCGCCGAATGTCTGGGCGAAAACTCGATAAGTTCATTTCTATTGGGATTGGGGGCAATTAAAAGGCGGTGGGACGAGAGTGATCCGAAATGCACCTATGATAATACAGATGTATTGAATCTGTCTATAGACCCGGCCTATAAGCCATTCACCCAAAAACGCCCAGGATATATGATTGAGCGGAAAGTCGAGATATTGTCAGACCTTCTTGATAAAGTGGGGAAGGACCCTGACCTTTACATAGAAAAGGCGGTTGATAAGCTCGAATCCGCTTACGCCACAAAGCAGGAAACAAGAGCAAAAGAGAGACAACGTAAGGGATTAAGCGATTATTCGCCACCGGATGAAGTTGAAATACTGGAGTTTTGGGGCGATATTGTCAGTAAAGACGGCAAGAAGGTTTTGCGCAACCAGCTTTTGATGGTAGCCAATGGATGCGAGCTAATCCGGCATCACGATAACCCGTTTGATGATGAGTTGCCGCCCTTCAGACTGTCTATCCCTATCGTTTACCCCCACAGGGGTATAGCGGGAACATCATTAGTAGAAGGCGCGGTGCCTTTACAGTACAGCCTCAATAACCTTTTGAATCTCTATATCGACAACTTGAATTTCACGGTGAACAAGATGTTCGAGATGAACAAGATGGGCTTGGTCGACCCCCAGAAAGCCCGCCGGACTTATCCAGGTAAAGTCTTTCTGAAGAATACAAACGAGAGGGTTGTTCAAGAGGTCAATACCACCCCTGTAGGCCGAGAGTCGATAGAGGCTATAAAAGTAATTGACAGCGAGCTGCGCCAGGCCACCGCAATCACCGAATACGTGGAAGCCCTGCCGTCCAAGCGCGCTCAGACGTTAGGTGAAATCGAGAAAAAGACTGCCGAAAGTCACGGGTTCTTTGACGTTATTGCCCGCCGGCTGGAGCGGAATTTCATTGCAAAACTTATAGAAGACAGCTATAATCTCATAGTCCAGTTCACCGACTTATTCAAGGAACTGGAAGGCAAATACTTATTTAAGGTCGGCGGCCTGACATTGATGCTGCAACAGCAGGAACTTAGACAGAATATCAACACAATGTTAGCAGCGGCCCTTGGAAACGAAATGCTTGCCAGTATGACGGATATCCCGCTCTTATGGAAAAAGGCATTAGTCCAGACCAACTTACAGGATGTTTACAAAGAGCCGGAAGAAGATGGTGGGACTGCTGCGGATGCCGAAGAGAAGGCCAGACAGGATGTGCGAAACCTGCCGCCGCAAGAACAGATAAATCTTTACAGAAAGATACAAGGAGCTGCATAATAGCAAACGACCGGCTGTATTTCAAGTGCATAAATTGTGGCGAAACAAAAATGTTGGCTAAATACTATCCAACATTAGGGCACGGGATATGGTTTCCAGAACAAGTATGTATTTGGGTAGAAATGCACATGAGATGCTCGCCGAACTTTGGCAAGAAGGATTTAGGGGGTGATAAATGCTTTGATGTATTTGCTGAAAGCGATAATAAATTTAATGAGTTATATAATCCAAAAAAGGAAGGCAGAAAATGGCAAAGAGAAAGAACTTACCGTATGATACCAACCCTTACGAGGATATTGCGCCGGGCAAGGCACCAAAGCCAGCCGTAACGAACAAGGCCCACAAGTCTCCGCCAGGCGTTCGCGGCGCACAGAAGACACAAGCGGCGGATGGCGAAAGGTTCAACAGGGGCGCAGTCAAGCCCTGGAAGCCGAAAGGCAGAAAATGACCAGACCAGGATGTAAGTCAAAGAAGCATACGCCTTACGTCTCGGAAGCGCAGACAACGGCGGGCAACATTGCTTTAGCGGCCAAGAAAGGCAAAATTCCAAAGTCCAAACTGAAAGGGGCATCAAAACAGATGGCAAGGGGAATGACGATGGAAGAGCTTGAAAGCCATAGCAAAGAGGCCAAAGGCAAGAAGCTACCCAGGAAAAAACGCCAGAGCGAAGTCAAAGCATACGTCAAAGAACGCCAAGAGCAGAGAAATCGAAGAATAGGATAATGAGCAAATTAAGTGAATGGATTAAAAAGCATTGCTACAAGGTAACAATGATTGACCGCCGACCATTTGGAGAGGTAACAATGCGGTTTTGGGAACCCCGAAACATTATTGGCCGGGCATATAGTTGGTTGAAAACGAGAAGGTCACTCAAAATCATTAGAAATAAGAGGGCAGAACAATGATAAATCTACATATAGGAACTGGCCCGAAATTCACAGTTGACCAGATAAGTCTACCTTTTACAGGAGTGGACATTGGTCAATTATTTAACTGTACGGGAACAGTAAAACTGGACGCTATAAACCCTGAAGGCCCGACCTATGTTTTTGAGGTTTTAGAGCTGGGATTTCCTGAAATGGAACGGGGCACACTCAAAATCCGCAAGGCTGGTAGGAAAAAACAGGCCCAAGCGCCGTCGAAAAAGAAATGATGGATAACGAAACCAGAGCAGAGCTAATTGAGGACGCTGAGGCATTTCGGGCCATTGACGAGATGGTCAAAACAACGGGCTGGCAGAATGTTGTTATACCCCGCATCGAGCAGCTCAAAGAAAGCAGTATGAAGACGCTGATTACGGCCACGAACTATCGGGATATAGTCAGGGCGCAGGAAACCGTCAAGGCCGTAGAAGATATATTACTTACGTTGATGATGAAGATGAAAATGGGAGAGGAAGCTATAGAGCTATTGGATAAACAGGAATAGTCGTTTTTTGAAAACGCTCAACACCCTGAGCGATGGCACTGGTTAGCCCCGGAAATGGGGCTTTTTTTATGCGCCAACACGTCATCACGGGACTGAGCCTAAAAGGAGTTGAATTATGGCCGAAGAACAAGAAGGACTTCAGGAGCAAGAGACACCCGCCGAAAGCGAACCTCAAGCCACTGAAACACCCGAAACCCACGAAGAAACGGTAGACTGGCAGAAACGCTACAAGGACTTACAGACAGACCACACCCAGACAAAACAGCGGTTGGCAAGGCTTGAAGAGCAGCCCCCCGAAGAACCCCCTGAAGATGATTACGAAGATGAGGGGTTTGTCGACCGCAAAACTGTCAAAAAGATAGTAACGGAAGCCGTAACAAAGGCTGTTAGTAGCGTTCGGATGCAGGCAGCAGATTCTTATTTTCGCAGGACCTACAAGGACCTCGTTAAGCACGAAAACGCCATCAGTGGCATACTTCGCAACCCCAAAGACCCCACTTCATTAAAAGGGGCTTCGGCGGAAGAAAGGATTGATGCCGCAGTAAAAGAGTTTAACGCGTTGACAGAGGAGGCTAAAACTACCGCGAAAGCGGAAGCGGAAGCCGCAGCAAAGGAGCGCGAAGAAAAGAATCGTCTGGCTGCCGGACTCGGCGGGTCACCAACTCCACCATCAAAGGACGAAACAGTGGTAACGGATGCGCAGGAAATCGCGGCCCGAAAAGCACAATCGGCCAAACGACGTAATATGGCCTAAATTTATTTAACAGAAAGGAGCTACTAACATGGGACAGTTATGGGTAACCAGTTCCCTTGGTGGCTATCTTGGTAATCGGAAGCTGTCGAGAACGGTACGGCACGCAGCTCAGCCCCTTCAGAAGTTCAGACAGTTCTGCAATATCAAGGAAGCTCTTGGGAAGAACAAGAACGATTTAGTTTTCTTCGATAAAATATCGAATGTGGCTACAGCCGGTGGGACTCTCGTAGAGACCAATACAATGCCGGAAACGCAGGTAACGATTCAAACCGGGACAATTCAAGTAACCGAATTTGGAAATTCAGTTCCGTTCACTGGAAAGTTGGAAACTCTGGCTGAGTTTGACGTTGACAACATCATTACCGTCGCCTTGAGAAATGACCAGTCGAAGGTACTTGATTCTGCGGTTGCCGGGCAATTTGTATTGAGCCAGCTCAAGTACACCTGCCTAACGGCGTCTTCGGCGGGTTCATTCCAGACCCTTACCGCAGATGCTACGCAGGGAACAACTACCTCGGCAGTCACCGTCGATATGTACCATCTCAGAGAGTGTGTTGACAAACTAAAGGTTCTCAATATCCCGAAATATGACGGCGAGAACTACGTGATGATTGCTTCAGTCAACGCTTTAAGAGGTATTAAGAATCATTCCGCATGGCAGGATGCAGCCAAATACGGCGACCCGGAAAGGCTGTTTTCAGGCGAGGTCGGAAGGATTGAAAGCGTAAGATGTATCGAGGAAACGAACTTTTTGAGTAACGCACGTGGCGGAAGCACCTACGGTGAGGCCGTAATGTTCGGCGCGGACGCATGTATGGAGGCTATAGCCTTGCCGGAGGAGATACGTGCCAAGATTCCCGGGGACTACGGGCGAAGCAAGGGTGTTGCGTGGTACGGCATCCTTAACTTCGCAAAAATCTGGGATTACACAGGTGACGGTGAGTGCCACATTATCCACATTAACAGCGTCTAAGGCGCAGAAAGGGAAATAACTATGAAAAGTTTAAGACACATTTCGTTGGGATTAGTCATAGGCTTCCTTCTCGTCTTAGGGATGGGAGCTGCTTATGACAAGACGTACCAGACACACAACAGGATTTACGAGGATGACTATGGCATTTACTTTGGAAGCGATAGCGATGTAACGCTTGAATTTGACGGCACTAACTTTGAATTATTTGCCGCCGCCGTCGATACGCCTTTTGTTATTGGTTCAACTTCTTATGGTTTCGACATCACTTACTATTTTGAGGATGCCGGTACTATTGCCATTGACTTCGACGGTGACTGTATTACGATCAGCGACGGTATGGCCATCAATATAGGCGGGACACCGGCAACTGACGGCGTTTTGAGTTGGGACAATACCAACGCAGAGGTAGATTTGACTACGGCAACGGGAAGTATTCACTTTACCGCCTCGGCAGTTCCCGACGCTCAGTATGGCTTTGAGGTTGGCAGTACGATTGCCGGAACAACGAGGTCGGAAGGTGCTTCAGGGTATTTCCATACTACAGTTACGGGTAATCTCGATGGAGCTACTTATGTAACGGGAACGTGGATGGATATTGGCACTTGTACGCCGACAGCCAATGTTATGGCCCCCGGTGATTTTGGTATCTATGAGTCGGGTGGGACCCTGTCTTCGGTTGGGTGCATGGCCGCTCTTAATTTAGGGCTATATCTCGATGCGACAAGCGGGCCGCCCAACCTTGCCATGTTCAGATTCAATGCCAACTCAAACCCTTCAACAGGTACTTTGCCTGACTATTTCTTCTATGCCGTGAATAAGGCTGCTGTGGCCTACAGTTACGGTACAGGAACGGATGGTACTAAACAGGGTGCTATCAAGGTTTACATTGCAGGCGGTGATGTTGGTACGAACACTATGTATATCCGTTTGTATGATGCAGCTAATTAGTTTCGTATAAGCGAAAAGATTGTTTAAGGTGGGGGTTTCGGCCCCCACCTTTTAAGAAAGAAGGTATATTATGGCTATCGACCCATTACCGAATTATGAAGGGACGTGCAAAGTTTGCAAGTTTGTAGTTGCTCACGAATTGCAAGGCGTAAAAACAGGATACGGGCATTGTACTAAGCTCGGTTCTATGGCCTTAAAGAGTATAGATGACAGGGCAAGAATTGAGGGCACGCCCATCGTCTGGCACGAATGTACCTGCCCTTATGGAGAACTAAAAGAATGAAAATTGAAGCAAAACCGAGAACACTCGTAGCGGCAGTATTAGTAATTGTCATTCTGGTCGGTGGTTATTTCTATATGAACAAGACCGCACCGAAACGGGCCTATGTAAGACAGCTAAAGGATATGCGTTTAATTCACGAACGCCAGCAACTTGACATAGAAATTTACGAGCAGCAAAAGAGGCTGGCTGCAATCAAGGCCGAAAAAGAGGCGGCTATCCCAACCTACGAACTTACTCCGGCCCAGAAGGCAGAGAAAACGAAAGTCATAGAGGGTCTGAACCAATGATAGGTTTCGTAATACCGGCATACAAGGCCCCGGACGATCTGGAGCGATGTAAGGAATGTATCAGGAACCAGAAGGTTGACCTTGATATATTCGTACATGACAACAGTATCGACAATCTATACTTCACAGCGGCGGTCAATAAGGGCATAAAGCATTTTTTCAGAAATCTCGATGTTTCTCATATCTGTATAATAAACCAAGACTGTTTTTTGGAAGATGATGCACTCAGAAATATGCTCTTAACAATGAAGTCAAATCCAGATATTGGAATAGTTACCGCTTGTCATATCACGAGCGAGGACACGAATATCTGCATAGACACGGGCGGATTATGGGCGATACCGAGCGGCGGCTCTCTTACTATGCCGCGACAGGAATTAAAAGCTGCTCCTTTGTTGTGGGCGACTGCCGCCTGCTGGCTCCTGAGACCGGAGATGATAGAGGAAATCGGCCTGCTCGATGAGAACCTTGTCCATTTCTGTAGTGATGTGGATTACTGCTATACCGCCCGCGCCCGAGGATGGGAAGTGTGGCGCAGCACGGCTATCGGAATCCACAAGCCAAAAAGCCTGCAATTATCCGAAGAGTTATATCTGCGAAAGAGCAAGGACATGGAGTATCTCCTGAAGAAGTGGTGTGGTTGTGTGTTCCACGAGCTTAACTTTACCTGGCAAAAAGAGCCGTTAGAGCAGGAAATAGCGGTATTCAAAAAAGGCGAAAAGAATGTGGTCGGCTGATTTACCTGAAGGCAATGAGATGGCGAAGTGCCGCAACCGCGTGGCATCTTTCCTCAAGGGCGCGGGTCTTGACCTCGGCTGTGCCAAGGCGAAGGTCTGTGAATGGGCAATCGGAATCGACAACGCCCATAAAGAGGCGGATGTAAATATAGACCTGTCCGGTGTTGATGCCTTGAGAATCTTCTCGGATGGCGCTTTCGACTATGTTTTTTCGAGTCATTGTTTGGAGGATTTTCACGCCACCGATGCGGTTCTGGAGGAATGGTGGAGAGTTATAAGGCCGGGCGGACACATAATACTTTACGGACCCGACCCGGACTACTATCCGAGAATCGGAACGGCGGGAGCTAACCCGACCCATAAGAAAGACCTCTTCTGGCAGGATGTCTGGGAAATCCTCAAAGGGTTCGGCAACGCCCAACTCATACAACATTCGCGCCATAACGAATCTAACGAGTATAGCTGGCAGCTTGTCGTCCAGAAAAAATATGCGAGACTAAAAAAGGTCAAGGCGGCCTTCGGTAAGGTCTATGACGGGATGGTGGCTTTTCCGCGAGTCCGAAAAGGACAGAAGGAAGCCCTTGTCATTAGGTACGGCGCGCTGGGCGATATGATAATGATTACCCCCGTCGTCCGCCAGTTAAAGAAGGATGGTTTCCACGTCGTCCTCAACTGCTCGGAGTACGCCACACAGGTCCTGAAAGAAAATCCGCACATTGACGAGTTCATCGTTCAGCAGAAAGACGTAATACCGAATGACCAACTCGATGAATACTGGGCGGAGATAAGTAAGGGTTTCGATAAGGTGGTGAATCTGACCGGCACTATCGAGCAGGACCTTCTAAAAGTACAGGGCAAAGAGGAGTTCAACTGGTCTCACAAAAAGAGAAAGATGGAATGTAACAAAAACTACATCGACTACACTATGGAGCGGGCGGGTTACGACTTAAAGGGCGAACCTACGGAGCTTTTCTTTACCGAGCAGGAAGAGCAGCTTGCCCGGATATTCTTAGACCATTACAAAGACAAATTTCTCATTGTGTGGGCGATGAGCGGCTCATCAATACACAAGGTTTATCCCTGGTCTGAGTACATTGCAGGAAGTATCTGTCAGAAATACGGTGATGAAACTCTTATAGTCACAGTCGGCGATGATGTTTCCCGAATACTCGAATGGAGCCTGCCAAACACCCTGCCCCGCTGTGGGGTATTTACTATCCGCCAGTCGATGATACTTACGAAATACGCAAATCTTGTCATTGGTCCGGAGACCGGAATCCTGAACGCCGCAGGCTGTTATGATACACGTAAAATTATATTCCTCAGCCATTCGAGCGAGGTAAATCTAACGAAATACTGGCAGAATGTAACGGCCCTGCACCCTGAAGACTGCCGTTGTCATCCGTGCCACAAACTTGTTTACGTAGATACCTGCCCATCAGGAAAGATAACAGGAAGGCCGCGATGTGCGGAAAACATCAAGCCGGAGACCGTATTCAAAGCAATCGAAACATATATTAAGGAATGGAAAAATGTCAAACAAGAAAACAGACCCGTCAGTGATTCTCAAAGGAGCGGACGAGTTCCACTTAGGAACAGACGTCTTCTTCGTAAAAGACAAAAGGGCGTACTTCAAAGACGGAAGGCCCGTAAAGCCGGATAGAGCTTTGGTATGCCAGCATTGTAAACAATCGCCCCCGTTTATAGCTACAGTACAGAAAGACCCGAAAACAGGTTTGACCAAGAGTGTG